CCTTGATACCGGAGAAATCCTTCGGTACAACGACAGCGGTACTCACGAGTCTGTGACTACTGGTGTCAACATGCTTGCTGAAGCAGATCTCCTTGTCGGCCACAACATCGTTGGCTTTGACATACCAGCTTTGCAAGAGATCTACCCCTTCTTTGAACCAACGTGTAGCCTGCTGGATACACTGATTCTTAGTCGGATGTTCTACCCAGACATCCTGTCCATTGATTACCGCAGACGCCCTACGGCTATGCCCGGTAAGCTCTATGGACGCCACAGCCTTGAAGCCTGGGGCTATCGCCTCGGTGATTACAAGGGTGAGTTTGGTAAGGACACTGACTGGTCTGAGTGGTCCCAAGAAATGGAGGACTACTGCGAACAGGATGTCCATGTGGTTGAAACCCTTTATCGACGCACTTTTGTTGAGCGCCTCGATGACAACGGTACAAACCGTTTGGAACGTCACGCAGGAGCCATCAAGCTAGAGCATGACCTAGCAGCCATCATGGCTAAGCAGGAAGCCTCTGGCTGGCCGTTTGATGTTGAGAACGCACAGAAGCTAGAATCCACTCTCAGAACAGAGATGGATAAGCTTGCCGACCACATGCGAGAAACCTTCCCGTATGTAGACGGTGGGGAAATGACCCCCAAGCGTAACAACAAGACCAAAGGCTACTTCGAGAACGCTCCATTCTGTAAGATTAAGGAGTTCAACCCCACAAGCCGCCAGCACATCGCTTGGGCATTCCATACTTGGAGGGACTGGAAGCCTGATCAATTCACAGATACCGGAGCACCTAAGATTGACGAAGGAGTCCTACAATCCATCGACACAGAAGAAGCCAGCACCTTTGCTCGGATTCTTGAGCTACAAAAAGCCCTCGGGCAGCTCAGCGATGGAACAAACGCGTGGCTTAAAATGGTCACAAACGAAGGAAGGATCCACCATACTTGCCAACTTGCAACCAACACCGGACGTAACGCCCATTCCCGACCAAATCTTGGCCAGACGAGTTCAGACCCTCGTTGTCGTCAACTTTTTGGTCCTGGTAGCGGTATGCGTCAGGTTGCTGCCGATGCTTCCGGCTTGGAGCTGCGGATGCTTGGTCATTATCTCAGTTACTTTGATGGTGGTGCGTTCGCTGACGTTGTAGTCAACGGAGACATTCACCAACAGAATGCTGATCGAGTTGGTTGTACTCGCAGAGAGGTGAAGACCCTAACTTATGCCTTTATTTATGGGGCATCCGATAAGAAAATCGGATCAAGTTTAGACAAATCGTTAAACGAAACTGATGCGAAAAAACTTGGCAAAAAAATTAGGGCGAAATTTCTCGCAGCAATTCCAGGACTCGAAGGTCTCCTTGACGCTATTGGGCGTCGTGCTGAGTCTGACATTATTGTTGGCTTGGATGGCAGGCCAATCAAACTCCAGGGAAAGCGACACGCAGCGCTTAATTACTGCTTGCAAAGCGCTGGTGCGATCGTCTGTAAGCGGTGGAATGTAATCCTTTACGATTGGTTCCAACAAAACGGCTACGTCTGGGGCGTTGATTACCAATGGCTCGGATGGATCCACGATGAAATTCAACTCGCTGTCAAACCACAACTAACCAAAGATGTCAAGTTCGCGCTCGAATGGTCAATCGTCCAAGCGGGCGAATACTACGACCTCAAAGTCCCCCTCGCAGGGGAAGCGAAAGACGGAGAAACCTGGGCCGATTGTCATTGAGCCTGAGCTTCGTATTGATGCGGACTTTTACGCATACCGAACGTGCCAAGTCAACGAACAAGAGTTGGATTGGGGCGAAGATCTCATCACCATTGCTAGTAACTTCAAAGAAGTACTGCGTTGCTTTGAAGGTGAGATTGAAAAACTAAAGATGCGGTTTGACACTAAACGTGTCTTGTTGTTCTTCTCTGATAGTAAGAACTTCCGCAAATCAGTAGACCCTGAGTACAAGGGTAAACGCACCAAGCGTAAGCCTGTCGGGTACAAGCGGCTTCTTGAATGGTGCAAACATCATTACAAGACTATCCGTTATGAAAACGTTGAAGCCGACGACGCCTTGGGTCTGGAATGTCATCTCGATCCTCGCGATTTTATTCTTGTTAGTCCTGACAAGGACATGAAACAGATCAGCTGTAACCTATTCAATGGTGACGAGCTGACTTACACAACTCCTGAAGAAGCTGACTACTGGTTCTGGCGACAGTGCCTGACGGGTGACCCGGTGGATGGCTACAAAGGTGTTCCTGGTATCGGTGCGAAAGGTGCCGAAAAGATACTTGCCAAAGCCGAAGATCCATGGCAGGCTGTTGTTGCCTCTTACGAGAAAGCAGGCCTGACACTTGATGATGCCATTCGCAACGCACGTCTTGCTCGGATTCTCCGCCCTGGTGAGTACAACTCAACCACTAAGGAGCCAATCCTATGGACCCCTCCATCATCTACGGTCTCGACGTAGCGCTTGTTGCTTTGATCATTTATGTCGTAGCACCTGATGCATTCGAATACGTTCTCCTTCTCATCACCGGACTACCCACATGGGTGGCACTCAGAATCAGAGGAACTCAACTCAAAACTAGACTCTGGATCGAGCGACAATCTTTCCGACCTGGAATTTTGGGACGATTACTTACGGAAATCCAGCTCTATCAAATCCAGAGAAACCCTGCCTACCGTGACCTCTTCGACAAAATCAAGTCCCAGTCATTACAAAAGAGGGACGATTGAAGTCTGGGACTTTATCATTGATCAAGACCTGGACTACCTTGCTGGCAATTGTATTAAGTACATTTGTCGCGCAGGGTATAAGGGCGAAGAGACCGAGCTAGATGACTGGCTCAAGGTCCAAGCCTATGTCAACCGCAAGATCAAACACCTCCAATCCAAATGAAACCACTGTTCCAGCAAGCCATCGAGTTTCGAATGGCTATGGGTCAGCCTCTGAACACCTCCGATGAAACGGTTCACGAGCTTCAGCACCGCCTTATCAAAGAGGAGTGGCATGAGTTTGATGAAGCTTTCGATCATGAGTTTAGCAATCTTGGTTCTTTGGATGAGAACAAAGTAAACCAACTCAAGGAACTTTCTGATCTTGTTTTTGTTTGCTATCAATTTGCAGCTGCTCGTGGCTGGGACTTAGACACTGCGATGAACCGCGTGTTCGAGTCGAACATGAGTAAACTCGTTGACGGTAAACCCCTTCGCCGTGACGATGGAAAAGTATTGAAGGGACCAAACTACCAACCTCCTGTTCTTGACGACCTCATCTGAAATGACAACCCCTCAAAAGATTGCACGCACTGGCCGTGTTCAAAACTGGATTGACAATCCTGAATCACGCCTTCCCGTCTCGTGTACCGTCTTTGTTGTCGATGACAGCATGGAGGGGCCGGAGGGTTTGGAGGCTAGCTGGCGCTACGTCAGTCACGCTCTGCGGAACGGTGCTGGTGTTGCTGTCCACCTTTCAAAGCTCCGCCCCAGGGGACACGAGAACGGCAAGGGCTTGACTGCTTCTGGTCCGGTATCCTTTGGTCGGATCTATTCTACTCTTAACGAAGTCATTCGACGGGGTGGACATTATAAGAACGGCGCTTGCGTTTTGCACCTCGATTATACGCACCCAGATGCACTTGAGTTCGTTAATGCTACACGAGCTGAACTGCCTTGGGTTAAGCGTTGTCTTGATGTAGACAATGCATTCCTTACCAATGCATCCGACGAGCTGATCGAAGCTACCCTAGAAGGTATCAAGAAAGGTGACATCTGGCTCAACAAGATCCGCCACGATCCTTACGGCAATCGTATCTACGGTAATGTATGCCTCGAGGTTTATCTCCGTAGTCGTGGCACTTGTTTGCTTCAGCATATTAACGTTGGTGCATGTAAACCTGAAGAACTTGCGGATGCATTTGTGGATGGAATGACTTCCCTGGTCAAGCTCCACGGTGAAACCGGTGTGGGTGAGACTGGGGAATACCTTCCCCCTGAGACTGACCGTCAGGTCGGCCTTGGCATCCTGGGTCTGGCTAACTTCCTTTGCCAGAACGGTGTAACTTATAAAGAGTTTGGAAACGCCCTTACCCAATTCCATTCTCATCAACCGGAGGACACTCCGGCTTATCGCC